CCCGTAATTGCTGAAGACGTTTGAATGACAAAAAAGTTGATACCTCATCTTGCGCGTCGTTCCTATCTCCGTACACCACATCAACTCTTTGCCTAGATAACTGGCGCTTCGTTGCAAAAAACTACGATCCTGAAAGTCAACTTTCCAATCGGCGCTGAGACGCTGTGTGCGCATCGATTGTTGCGGGTTGAGGCCCTGATTGTTCAACAACTGGATTCCCTCGGCGTGGATTAGCGCCGTTTTGGGGGTTTTTGGATTGACCAACTTAAACGCTGCCCTCACGAGCGATATCGCTTTCGGATCAGGTTCCGTAACCGGCGCCGCGGTGTAGCCAGTCGTGTTAATTAACGTCATGGTCATGAAACCGATGGCAATTGTGGCTGCGGCCAATATTTGCTTTTTCATGCTAGTAAATCCTCAGCCCACGCCAAGTTCCAATTTCTGGATATAGCGGAGCGTCGCGGGGACAAGTTGATTTGCCAATGAAAGATTTTCGCCGCTCGGAAGATCCGAAACTACAAAGATGCGATGGATTCCCGTATCGACGCTGGCGACGTCATACGCCTTGTAACTAGTCTGATTAATTTCGCGCGGGCGAGATGATTTGGTTGTTGATTGTACGCCAATCGATGTCGTTGTCTTCTAGCATCTTATACAGTGTATGAAGCACAGCATCGCCAAGCATCACACGCACGTCGCTGTTGCCTGTGAAGAACTGACCGCGGTTGATGCGACGTGCTGCTTCGATGATGCCATTGCCTTCAGCTTGGCGGTAGATGTTGTTGAGTGTGACAGTGTTAGGCATGGCGAGACACTTCGCAAAGGGGGATGTGGGGTCTGCGAGGTCAGCGTTCTCAATAGGTGGGAGTTGGCGAATGTCACCGAACACACGCAAGCATGCACCGTGGCGTAGTGATGAGACGAGATCACGATGTAGGCCAGTGGACACCATTGCATACTCATCAACGATGACGATGTGTTGTTCAAGTGGGTTGGACTTGCCGCGTGCTGGTGTGCTGACAGATGTAGCTTCACCTGTTTCATCGTCCATGTCAGGGCGATTGAACTCAAGGAGTTTGTGTATGGTTTGAGCAGGATAGCCTGTTGCTTCACGTATACGACGGGCGGCTTTACCTGTTGGTGCGGCGAGTGCGAATGGGATGTTGCGTTGTGTGAGTAAGTCACACGTCTGCTTTATAATAGTAGTCTTACCCGTACCAGCTTCACCTGTCACAGAGACGAGGCGCTTGAGAGGATCGACACACATAGTAATAGCGTTCTGCTGTTCAGCATCTAGCTGCATCGCGTCCATCGATGTTCTCCATGCTGCATGTTTCGCAGCTATACAGTGTATAACAATAGCAAACGCCGCGCACTGCGGAATGGGGACAGATGCGCGGCGTTGCTCAGCCTGCAGACTAGTTCACTGGGGGGCAGCTCTAGCCAACAGACGTAGAGCCGTCGGTCTCTTCGCCACGCTTGTTCGCGATCACTTCGTGCTTGATGCGCGTCAGACCAGACTGTGCATACTCAGGCGTGTCGAGGAACTCAACCACCTTGCGTGCATCAGACATGATGCGGTCGACTTGCAGCTTCGCACCGGGAATGACGTTGCCCTGTTCGTCAGTTACACGAACAAAGAAGTGGAACGTACGCTTCTGTGCAGCACGTTGTGCAACAGCTTTCTTCAGGCTAGAGTAGGCAGACGACGACGCGGACTTGGAAGGAGTAGCCATTAGGATATATCCTCATGTATGGGGTTGTAGTGTGGTGTAGTGGTAGTGTGTTAGGCACACACGTTGGTAGCATGTGCCTAACACATAGTAGCACACGCGTGTTAGAGAGGCAACACTTGGCCTACCTCAGCACGCGGGTTCTTCTCAAGGTCTTGACCCATGCGAATGCGAGCACGTGCTTCACGACCCACGAAGTCGTTAGGGTCAATGGAGCTTGACATCGGAACACCGAAGGCCTTACAGACGTTCTTCATACGCCAACGATCAGCGGGGATGTCACGTGAGACGACGTTCATCGTGAATGTCAACTCATCAACACCATCACCGGGGTCGAAGTCAGCAGGGAACTCGGTGCGCGGCACTTGCAAGGTGAGCGTGAGCATCGGGTTCCCTGAAGAAGCTGCTGTCTTGTCGATAGCAGCAGTGCAGATGCACTTATACTCACCAGCAGGGAGTTGCGGAGGAGCTTCAGCGTCTGCGATGTTAGCAGAGAAGTTGAGCAAACCCATGTTGGGTTCTCCTATGTTACGGGCTTATACACTGTATACATGCACACACAGGTAGCAAGCCACTAGGTCTAGTCTGTGTGCGTAGGAGTAGGCACTATGTATAGTGGCTACTTAGGCACTGGTAACTTTGCGAAGTTGCCAGCGATGTAGTCCTGCCACCACGTGGATATGGCAGGACCAGCATTGGTGTTTGCGTTGTAGCGTAGAGGGAATGACGTCTGTGCAGTCATGTCGAACATGCGTGACTTCATCGGCGCACGGAAACGTTCAGGACGGATGGCGATATGTCTGACCCCATTGACATCACGAATGTTCCATACTTCAGAGATGTCCTTGCTAGCGATGTTAGGAAGCTGCCCGCCAAGCAACATCCCGACGCTGAGGATGGCACCATCGTTGTTTCGATCAGCATCCTTCTCATGCGTAATGAAGATCACGTGTTTGTTCAAGGCACCTGTGACACGCAAGGTGTTGGAGATGAGCGACGACACTGCTATGTTACGAAGACCATACCCATTGAGGCCGGGTTGCTCGATTGTACTCTTGGGAGCAACGCGTACTGCATACTGAAGAGCATGTTCACTGAACTTGGTCAGGCTATCGATGATCAAGGTGTCGAAGTCAGCGAGCATGCTATACAGTGTATAAGGGTCAGGCTTCATTCCCTCCTTAACGATGTCCACACTACTTTCTTTACTCAGATTAACACGGTGCCAATTGGGCATGTTGCGAATACTCATGTCACCATCAGGGTCAAGCATGAGGAATAGCTTGCGACCGGGAGCGGTTGCAGCGAGTGTAGTTTTGCCGCTACCACTATCACCCCACAGGATCATAGATAAGCGCGATGGTGCGTCTGTTGGATGTTCTATCTTTAATTCCATCATCTCCCCTTCCTGATGTTATACATAGTATAGCACATGTGTAATCACCTGCAACTCATCGTCAGTTATGGTTTACCTCCATCCAACGCTGCACAGGCCACATCTACATTGCTCATCAAGTTATCGAGGCACTGCTGCCGACCGGCGATGATCTTCAACGCCTCACGCAGCCGCTCGATCTCGTTCTGCGCCGCCTCGTACTCGTCCGACATCCGCACCATGCGCTGACTATCGGCATGTCGAGCAGCGTTGATCCGCTCGATCTCACCATTCGCCTCTGCTATCAACTCAGCACCGACGCGAACCTCCTCCCGCAGCCGCTCGATCTCGTCCTCCAGTCGGCGCACGTATTCGCTTTCGGAGACTGGCGGGCAGTTCTTGATCGTGTTGCGCAGTCGCTCTATCTCGTTAATATCTCGATTGCGTTCAGGGATCATAAGAGCGATTACTTTCTCCAGCCGCTCGATCTCGTCGGCGGCCTCGCGCAGTTCGGGATTTTCATACCCGCGCAGCCGCTCTACGATGTCATTCATGGAGGGCACTCACCAATAGGTCGTGAACCCGTTGCGTCGATTGTCCGTCAAGGAGGGCGTCCTTTGCTCGCGTAATAACAGCGCGCAATCGCTCGATCTCGTCTGCAAGCTGCCATGTCAAATAGTCTTCTGGCGGCCCACCTAGATTGCGTGCATAGTCGCGCGCCTGTTTCACGATGTCTGTTGTAGTCATGGATCAAGTGTCTCCATTAGAGGCGACCAGCGTTCGGTTGTCATTTCGTTGTCGTATATGTGACGGCGTTGCTCTGATGTCTCACTGCATAGAGGTATGAACGAGCATGAGCGGAAGTAACGGTTGCATGAGTGTGTGTACATAGGTGCGTCTGTAGGTGCGTCTTCGTATGCATGGATAACATCGAGCGAATGGCGGACCCATGACTGCCACTCGTGGAAGCTTTCTTCGTTGCGTGAGGTAGGGTAGCG